TCACGTCCACGGCTTCGACGAAGAGCGAGGCTTCTGCCTGTTCGGAGAACACGGCACTGTGCGCTTCGGCGAGACCGTCACCACCACGGGTGGCGTGACCATCGAGCTGCGTGGCTCGCGTCGACCGAGGGTCACCGTCTGGCCGTAGTACTGGCGCCCGCTCGCAGGGACAGGAGCGGAGGCGCGCATGCCCAGACGCGGCGGATACCGGGTGTGCACCGTACCCGGGTGCCCGGCCTACAGCCTGGGCGGCGGCCGGTGCGACGAGCACAAGCGTGAGGCAGAGCAGCGACGCGGCAGCGCGAGGCAGCGAGGCTACGGACGCACGCACGAGCAGCGCTTCAGGCCTGGCGTACTGGCGCGCGATCCGCTGTGCGTGTGCACCGACGAGGCGTGTGGCCATGGCTCACCGTGCGGACAGCGCAGTGTGCACGCCGACCACTGGCCACTCGGCCGGCGCGAGCTGGCAGCCCAAGGCCTCGACCCTGACGACCCGAAGCATGGCCGTGGCCTGTGCACGTCGTGCCACAGCAGATCGACGGCACGAGAGCAGCCAGGAGGATGGAACCGATGACCACCAAGCCCAAGGCGAAGGCCGACGACGAGAGCGCAGAGGCGACCGCAGACGAGGCAGCGAAGGTCGAAGAGGTGCCCCTGTGTGGTGCCCCGCACTTCCTGCCGGCCCTCGCCCACGTCACCTGCACCGAGCCGGCCGCCGACCCGGACCTGCCGCCCGGCACCCCGGAGCACGAGCACCGGCACCAGGACGGGGATGCGCTCTACGTCTGGCGGTGACCACGCCGGGCCATCGTCCCAGGTCGCCGGCGGCCGACTTCGGTCACGGATCGTGACGATCAGGGTGGGGGTGACCCCCCTGATCAAGATCCGCCAGGGACCGCCGGGGAGGTGGCTCCCGGGTTTGCCGGGTTCAGAGCCTAGGTGATCATGCTCCGCTGTCACGCAAGGTGACGGCGTTTTCGCCGCGCAACGCGGCTCGTTGGAGTGATCGATATGCCGAAGGGTGGAGCACGCACAAGGTCCGGGCCGGCGCCCGATCCGACCGCGCTGCGGCGTGAGCGGGATGCTGGCGAGTGGATGATCCTGCCTGCTGAGGGCCGTGAAGGCGCAACGCCTGACTGGCCGTTCGAGGAGCAGAGCGTCCGCGAGGTTGTGCTGTGGGAAGGCCTATGGAGGAAGCCGCAGGCGTTGATGTGGGAGCGCTACGGCCAGGAGCTGGAGGTAGGTCTGTACGTCCGTCGTCTTGCGGAGGCGGAGAAGCCGGACTCGGCTGTCGTCTTGTCGACGCTGGTCCGGCAAATGGCCGACTCGCTGGGGCTGACGACGCCGGGGATGCGCGGTAACAGGTGGCGTATTGACCGGGCGGGCGAGGAAGACGAGACACGGACCGGCCCGGGTGCGGCTCCGATGGTCGCGGCGGACTCGGCGCGCGCCCGGCTGAGGGCGGTGGCCGGTGGTAGCGGCTGACGATGGGACCTGGCCGCGCGACTTCCCGATGTTGTTCATAGTCCCGGACTGGATAGCCCGGCACTGCCGCATCCGGTCTGTGGGCGGCCTGGATAACACTCCTCAGCCGTTCAAGATGTACGACTGGCAACTGTGGGCGACGGCGAATTTCTACCGTGTTCGGCCGACAGCCCAGTTGGGCCAGCTATCCACGGCGTTTCACTACCGGCGCGGGCAGGTGATAGCGCCCCAGAAGTCCGGTAAAGGGCCCTGGACGGCCGGGATTGTGGCGGCCGAGGCGGTCGGTCCCGTCTTGTTCGCCGGGTGGGCGCAGGGCGGTGAAAGGTACGACTGTCGCCGCGACGGTTGCAGTTGTGGATGGGTGTACGAGTACGAGCAGGGCGAGCCGATGGGTCGGCCTTGGAATCAGCCACTCATCCAGATCACTGCTACGTCCGAGGACCAGACCGACAACGTATACCGCCCCCTCCAGGCCATGATCCGGGACGGCTTCCTCGGTGAGCGCATGAAGGTTGGCGAGCAGTTCATCCGGCTGCCGAACGCTGGCCGAATCGACGTCGTGACCAGTAGCGCCCAGTCCAGGCTGGGCAATCCGATCACTTTCGCCATCCAGGATGAGACCGGGATCTGGACTGACGGCAACGGCATGACGAAGGTGGCGACCACCCAGCGCCGCGGTCTGGCGGGCATGTCGGGCCGTTCGCTGGAGACGACGAACGCTTGGGATCCGACCGAGAACGCGGTGGCGCAGAAGACGGCGGAGACCAAGGCGGAGGACGTCTACCGGTTCCACCGGCTGCCGCCGAAGGGCTTGTCGTACACCAATAAGGCTGAGCGGCGCCGGATCCATGCCGCCGTGTACCTGGGCAGCACGCACATTGACCTCGATGCCATCGAGGGTGAGGCCGCGGAGCTGCTGGAGAAAGAGCCTGCCGAGGCGGAGCGCTTCTACGGCAACCGCATCGTGGCCGGCATGGGCGCTTGGCTTCAGCAGGATCGTTGGGACGCCCGATTCGTCGCTGAGGACGTGCCTGACGGAACCCGCATCGTGTTGGGCTTCGACGGCAGTGACGTGGACGACTGGACTGGCATCCGGGCGGAGACGCTGGACGGCTTCCAGTTCACGCCGCTGTACGGGCCAGACCTTCGGCGCTGCATCTGGGATCCGGAGGAGTGGGAAGGCCAGGTGCCGCGCCTTGAAGTCGACGCCGCGGTGGATGAGCTGTTCCAGCGCTACGACGTGGTCCGCATGTACGCCGACCCGCCGTACTGGACCAGTGAAGTCGCCCAATGGCAGGCCCGCCACGGCGAGAAGCGCGTCACCGAGTGGCACACCAACCGCGTGGTCCAGATGCACGCCGCCTGCGAGCAGCTGTTGACGGACGTCACCAAGGCAGACACCGCGTTCCGGCACGACGGGTGCGAGGTCGCCTCAACGCACGTGCGGAACGCCCGGAAGGCAGCTAGGCCGGCGAAGCGTTACGTCCTGCGTAAGGCGTCCGTGCATCAGAAGATCGACCTTGCGGTCTGCTCGATCCTGGCGCATGAGGCCGCGAGCGATGCGGTGGCCGCCGGCCAGGCCCGTCCGAAGAAGAAGTCGAAGATGCTGATCCTGCAATGAGGGGCGGTGAGTGGTGGACCGCTCCGACATTCAGTGGCTGAAGCATCTGATCCACTGCCACGACCAGGAGCTGCCGGAGCTGAGGAAGCTCAACAGCTACTACGAGGGCAAGCAACTGCTGTCGTACATGGCGCCGGAGCTGGAGCGTGAGCTGCAGGAGACGGTGCGGCAGGTCGTCATCAACTGGCCGCGCCTGGTGGTCGACTCGGTCGAGGAGCGTCTCGACGTCGAGGGCTTCCGCTTCCCCGGGGAGCCGGGTGCGGACACCGAGCTGTGGCGGATCTGGCAGGCCAACGACATGGATGAGCAGTCCCAGCAGGGGCATCTCGACTCGCTCGTCATGGGCCGCGCCTACGTCGTCGTCGGCACCCGGGAGGACGACGACAGCACGCCGCTCGTCACCGTCGAGTCGCCGATCGACATGTACGCCGACTTTGATCCGCAGACCCGTGAGGTGCGGGCCGCGGTGAAGAGGTGGTGCGAAGAGGAAGAGGGCGGCAAGAAGGTCGACCACGCCACCCTCTATCTGCCGAATACGACGTCGTGGTGGGTGAAGGAAGACGGCGCGTGGGTTGAGGACGCCGAGTACGCCCGTGATGAGCACAACATCGGCGAGGTCATGGTCGAAGTGCTCGCGAATCGGCCCCGACTGAAGACACCGAACGGTGTCAGTGACCTGGCCGACGTCATCCCCATCTCGGATGCCGCCTGCAAGATCGCCACCGACATGATGGTGTCCGCCGAGTATCACGCCACTCCTCGCCGGGTGGCGTTCGGGTTCGGCGAGGAGGATTTCGTCGACGCGAACGGCCGTAAGGTCTCGGCGTTCAGCCGGATTATCGGCCGGATGTGGGCGACGGAGAAGAACCGCAAGGAGGACGGTGCGGACGTCGTTCAGTTCTCCGAGGCGTCGCTCTCGAACTTCCATGAGACGATCAAGCTGCTGGCTTCGCTCGTCGCCTCCCTGTCCGGGCTCCCGCCGCACTTCCTGGGGCACGCCACCGACAACCCGGCTTCCGCGGACGGCATCCGCAGCGCGGAGACCCGCCTGGTGAAGCGTGCCGAGCGCAAGCAGCGCAGGGCGGGCGGAACCTGGGAGCGCGTTAACCGCAAGGTGATGCGTATTCGGGACGGCGCCTGGAACGACGATGCGCGCTCGCTGGAGACGATCTGGCGGGACGCCTCGACGCCGACTGTTGCGCAGAAGGCGGATGCCGCAGTGAAGTTGTTCACGGCGCACATCGTGCCCTTGCGGCAGACCCGCGAGGACATGGGGTATACGCAGGCGCAGATTGAGCGGATGGAGGAGCAGGACGAGCAGGCGGCGCAGGATGCCATGCAGCGCATCATGAGCGGCGACCTCGCAGCTCTGGAAGCCGGCCCGAAGCCGCCCGAGGAGCCGGTTCCTCCTGAACCGCAGCCTGTCCAGGTGACCTGACATGCGGATCACGCGATCAGTGCGCGAGATCGCCCTGGCCTTTCAGGCAGCGCAGGCTCGCCGAACTCGTCTCACCGTGAACGAGGTTCAGCGCCTGTGGTCCCAATTGGACCGTGCAGATCTGTCGGGATCGTGGGATGCCTCGGTGGGGCCGCGGATTGTCCGCGCTATCACGGCTGGCCAGCTGTCATCGGCGGCCGCTGCGGACGGGTATGTGGATGAGGTGGTGGATGCCGAGGGTGCGGATCCGGCTCGGGCGGGCCGGGTTCGCCCCGAGGCGTTTGCTGGGCTGGCGGCTGACGGACGGTCGCTGGACTCGCTGATGCTGTTGTCGGTTATCACGACCAAGCAGGGCATCGCCGGTGGCCTCTCGACAGACGATGCGCTGATGCGGGGCCTGAGCCAGGCGTTGCGGCTGTCGACGTCGGAGGTGACGCAGGCGGGCCGGAGCGCGGTCGGCTCCAGCATGGCCGGGAAGCGGACGATCCAGGGCTACGTGCGGGTGGTGCAGCCTCCGGCCTGCTCCCGCTGCGTGATCCTCGCAGGCACGGAGTACGGCTGGAACAGGGGCTTCCAGCGGCATCCGCGCTGCGACTGCGTACACCTGCCGACGACCCTGATTGCCCGCAATCAGCACCGCGGCTCGCTGCCATCTGACGACTTTTCGCCGACGACGCGCCCCGGAGCGGGTGGTCGCGGCTTCCTCGATCCGAACGCCTATTTCAATGGCTTGTCGCGCGCGGAGCAGGATCGCGTGTTCACCGCTGCCGGAGCGCGGGCGATCCGTGAGGGCGGCGACATGTCGCAGATCGTTAACGCCCGTCGCGGCATGTACACCACGACGACCTACGGCCGCACGTTGCGTGCGACCCGCGAGGGTACGACGACCCGGGGCTTCTTCTACCGGCAGGAGCGGGCCCGGGACATTGCCCGAGGCCGGGTGCCTGCGGACATCGGCCGCCAGTACCGGCTGACGTCGCCACGTCTGCTGCCCGAGCAGATTTTCAAGCTCGCCGAGTCCCGCGATGAAGCGATCGCGATGCTCCGGCGTTTCGGCTACCTGAGCTGAAGGTGGCCGTCTTCACCTGACCTGGCGCAAGGCCCGGTCTCTGATCCCGCAACGGGAGCACATCACCATGAGCACGACGCGTACCCGCTGGCTGCCCGCTGCCCAGAGCGCGGACTGGTTCCAGCTGACCCGGCATGACGACCCCGAACCGGCCGACCCGGAGCCTGCTCCGGACCCGGTGGACGATCCGGCAGATTCTGATCCGGAGCCGGACCCGGAGGGCGCCGACAAGCTCGGCGACGCCGGCAAGAAGGCCCTGGACAAGATGAAGGCGGATCGAGCCGAGGCCAAGCGCCTGGCTGCCGCCGAGAAGAAGCGGGCCGACGAACTCGCTCGGAAGGTCGCCGAGTTCGAGGACGCCCAGAAGTCGGAGCTGGAGAAGGCCACCACGAAGGCCGAGCGGCTCGAAGCTGCCGCCGCGAAGGCCACGGCCCGCGCGGTGAAGGCCGAAGTAAAGGCTGCTGCCGCCGAGTTCGCCGACCCCGAGGACGCTGCCGCGTTCCTCGACCTGTCCTCCTACACCAGCGACGACGGGGAGATCGACACCGAGGCAATCTCGGCCGACCTCGACGCTCTCCTGGAGCGCAAGCCGCACCTGCGCAGGGCCGCCTCCGCTGAGCCGAAGAAGCCCGCACCCAAGCCCGACCCGGGACAGGGTGCACGACCCGCTGAGCCGCCGGCCGACTTCCGCACTGCCGATCGTGCAGCGCTGGACGCCGAACTGGCGAAGGTCGCTCCCGGGTTCCGCATCCGCTCGTGATCCGCATCCGTGCCCGCTTGGGCGACGGGCACACCTCGATCGAGGTGGACGGACACGAGGGGCACGCCGTGGACGGCCGCGTATGTGCGGCGATCACGGCTATCACTCAAACCGCCCTGCTGGGCCTGGAGCAGTACGCCCTGCAGTACCCGGACCTCGTGTCCGTCGAGATCACACAGGAGTAGACATGACCACACTGACGGCTGCCAAGCCGTGGTTCCGGCTCGACCGCCACGATGTGCGGTCGACCGTCCCGGCCGCGATCCGCGCCATGATGCAGAACGGCATCCTGGACAGGGTCTTCCAGGAGGCGCTGCGTCCGAACTTCATCTTCCCGGCCATCGCTGATGCGATGCCGTGGCAGGGCGGGCTCGGTGACACCAAGACGTTCACCCGTAAGGGCCTGCTCGCTCCGGCGACCACACCGATCACCGGCTCGGACACGTCGGCGGCGACGTACTCGATCGAGCAGTGGTCTGTGACGATGGACCAGTACGGTCAGGCTGTCGACACGAACATGCTGACCAGCAGCATGGCTCTCGCGTCTAAGTTCCTCGCCGACGTGGAGACCCTCGGCATCAACGCGGGGCAGTCCATCAACCAGGTGGCCCGGAACAAGCTGTACGGCGCCTACATGGGTGGCCGCACCTGGTGCACCACGGGTGGAACCTCGGACACGTCGATCATCGTGAACTCGGTGGCCGGCTTCCAGTACGTGCTCGTCAACGGCGTCCCCACCGCAGTGTCGGCGTCGAACCCGCTCACCGTCACTATCGCGGGCACCGGGAACACGGTGACCGGCGTGAACGCGGGCACGAACACGCTGACGCTCGGCACGGCCCGGGTGGACGTCGCCGGCGACTCGGTGGTGGCAGCCAACGCCCCGGTGACCGTGCGGCCGACCGGTTCGACGGCCTACGACCTCGGCACCTCGAACGTTGCGACGTTCGCGCTGTTCCGCAGCTGTGTCACTCGCCTGCGGAAGATGAACGTTCCGACGGTGGGCGGCTACTACATCGCCCACATCGACCCCGACACCGAGGCGCAGCTGTTCTCCGACTCGGACTTCAAGCAGGCCCTCCAGGGGCGTGTGGACAGCCCGATCTACCGGGACCTGTCGATCGGCCGGTTCGGCGGTATCGACTGGGTCCGCAACATCGAGGCCCCCACTGTGCTGGGTGGTTCCGCGGGCAACGTGACCGTGCACCGCCCGATCGTGCTTGGTGCGGGCGCGCTGGTGGCGGCCCCCTTCGAGGGCATGGGTGACCTGCTGCGCGGCAGCGGCGTCGAGGATGTCCCCGACATCTCGATGGTCAACGCGGCGCCCGGAGTCGACGTGGCCCGGATCGTCCGGCCGCCGCAGGACCGCCTGCAGCAGAACCTGTCGACCTCCTGGTCGTGGGTGGGCGACTACGGCGTCCCGTCGGACTCCACCACCGGTGACGCGGCCCTGTACAAGCGCGCCGTGGTCCTCGAGCACGCCTGATCGCGCCTGGCCGGGACGCCGCACTGTCGGCGTCCCGGCGGCCTGAAGGAGGAAACATGCGCGCGAAGGTGCTTGAGAACATCACCCCGTACTGGAACTACGGCATCCACCCCCTGGCGGAGGGTGAGGAGGTCAGCGGTGATCTGGCTGCCTACCTCGTGTCCACGCATTCGCCCGTCGAGCCGCTCGACGACGAGGCCGCCGCTCTCCTGGAGCCCGCCCCGGAAGAATCCAAGGAGCCGCCCGCCGAGCTGGACATCGACGGCACCGCCGCCGACGTCCTGGCCTGGGTGGGCGAGGACCCGGAGCGGGCTGCGGTTGCCCTGGAGGCAGAGCAGGCGAAGGAGAAGCCGCGCTCGACTCTGGTGAAGCAGCTGGAGAAGCTCGCTGACTCCGACAGCGAGTGAGGGGAGGCCGCCATGGCTCTCCCCCCGCTCGCCACGGCGGCCGACCTGCGCAACGCCGGCGCCACCGGCACGGATGCCGAGCTCGAACTGGCGCTGCGCCGGGCCTCAGCCCGGGTGCGCCGCTACACGCGGCAGGACATCACGTTCGTCGAGAACGACCCGTTCGAATTGCCGGGCGGGGAGCGGGTGCTGAGGCTGCCGCAGTATCCGCTCGTCGTCGACGCCACCCATCCGCTCACCGTGGTGGAGGTCGCCGACTTCAGCGGTGTCGAGTGGGAGGCGATCGAGAACCGTGACTACTCGCGGCTGGGGAACGAGCTGACCCGCGGCTACCCATGGCAGGCCCCGACCCGGCTGATGGGCTGGCCGTGGAACCGGGCGCAAGGCGTGTGGGCGCCGAAGGTACGCGGCCTCTACAGCCACGGCTACTTCGAGATTCCCGACGATCTCATGGACGTCGTGCTGGACTTGGCGACGATGAACCTGTCCAACCCGGAGAACCTTCGGCAGGTCAGCATCGACGACTATCAGCGGACGTTCGCGTCGGAGACCATCGGCAGCGCCAAGCTGACGCAGCAGCACAAGGAAGACCTGCGCCCTTACCGGCGGACCGCATTTTCGGTGGCCCCATCGTGAGCCTCCTGGATTCCACGCTCGCCGCGGGCCGACGCGAGGCCGAGGCCCGCATGAGGGACACCGTGCACCTGTACACGCAGGCTGCCGACGGGTTCGACCGAGCCACCGGTGCAACGACTCAGGGCGCGCAGACCACGCTGTATACGGGCAAGGCCCGGGTGAAGGCCATCGCCGCAGCCACCGGCGAGGACACCGAGGCCGGGGAGCGCGAGGTCCTGCTGCGCGAGTACGAGGTGTCCCTGCCCTGGAGTACACCGCTTCCGCCCGGAACGCGCGTCCTCCCAGGGACCCGTATCGAGGTGACGGCCTCACAGGATGCCCGCATGACCGGCCTGGTCCTGTGGGTGCTCGGCGCCACGTTCAGCGATCAGTCCACAGCCTGGCGGATCAGAACGGAGGACCGGTCATGAGCGGCGGTGCCCGATTCGACATGAGCGACGTGCGGCGCCTGGAAGCGCACCTCGCGCGGGCGATCCCCCGGGCCCGCCGGGACACCCGGGCGGTCGTCGTGCGGGGCGCGATGAATATCAAGAAGGATTGGCGGGCCAACGCGCGCTCGTCCGCCCCCAAGCATGCCCCCCACTATCCGAAGTCGATCGGCTACGACGTCGCTGGCTACGGGCGGGACATCCTCATCGCGACGATCGGCCCTGACAAGGGCGGCCCGCAGGGAGCCCTCGGCAACCTGCTGGAATACGGCAGCGTCAAGAACCCGCCCCACAGGGACGGCGGCCGGGCCCTGGACGTCGAAGAGCCGCGCTTCGAAGCCCAGCTCGCACTGATCGCCGAACGCGGCCTGGCCTGGTGGTGAGCGGATGAGCACACCGGCCGTTCTGCCGCACGTGGACGCGGTACAGGCGGCACTGGAGGCCGCGGATCTGATGGTGTATCTCGGTGGTGCGCCCACGGCACCCGGCTGGACGCCGCCTGACAAATTCGCCGTGCTCTACCCGGAGCCCGGCGAGGCCGTGCGTGAGTCCCTGGCGGATACCCGGACGGACTTCGTGACGACCTTCCAGATCACCTGTGTGGGCGGCTCGATGGAGCGCGCCCTGTGGGTGGCCGACAGAGCGCGTGCTGCCCTGTCGGCGCCGCTGGCGGTGGAGGGTCGGGCCACGTGGCGGCCGGAGGAGTTGGGCGGGCCTCCGGTGCAGCGCGACGACGACACCAATCCGCCGTCCTGGTTCGTGCCGGTGCAGTACCGGCTGATGTCCATCCCCGCCTGACAGGAGACCCTCATGGCGCTTCTCGCTCAGCAGGTCGTCGCTTTGAGCGGCCTGACCCCGACCTACTCGGCTGCCGCCGCGTCCACCACGGTGACATGCGGCGAACGCAGCTTCCTGCACGTCAAGAACACGAACGGCAGCTCGATGACCGTCACGGTCACCGCCACCTTCAAGCAGCGAGGCCAGGCGGTCGCCGACCTCGTCGTGACCGTCCCGGCAACGACCGGCGACAAGATGATCGGCCCGATCACCGCGGATCTCTTCGCCTCCGCTGCGGACGGCGTGAGCGCGTCGATCACCTACTCGTCGACGACCAGCGTCACCGTCGCCAGCCTCGTCATCTGACCCGTCACCCAGTCCTGCCCGCCCCGTCGCCGGGGCTTTTTTCATGCCCTGAGGAGGGTTCATGTCTGACCTGATCAGCGACGGAATGACCAAGGTGGTCTGGGCGTCGTCCATCTCGAACATCAACGCGCCGACCACGACCGAGCTCAACGCGGGCAGCGACTTCACGACCCGCGTCACCCCGGACGGCCTGAAGATCGACCCCAGCACGGCGGACGTCGACACGTCCTCGCTGGCGAGCACGTTCGACACGAAGACCGTCGGTCGCGTCGGCTACGACACGGAGATGACCTTCAAGCGCGGCACCACCGGCGGCGAGGACCTGCCGTACACCACGCTGAAGTACGGCGTCAGCGGCTACCTCGTCGTGCGCCGTGGCGTCGCCTACGCCACCGCCTGGGCGACGTCGCAGAAGTGCGAGGTCTACCCGATCACCTGCGGCGAGCCGCAGAACAGCTCGCCGGCCGCCAACGAGGTCATGAAGTTCGTCAGCCCGATGAAGGTCACGGCGCCGCCGGCGACCGCCGCGACGGTTGCCTGATGGGCAACACCTTCGCGGATATCCTCGCCAAGGCCAAGCCGCGGGAGAAGACCGTCCCGGTCTGTCTCCGCGGCGACCTGGCGGGGGAGGCGGAGCGTCTCCAGGACGAGCTGTCCCGGGTCTCCGAGGAGTGGGAGCCGGACGATCTCACCTCCGTGCACCCGGCGCGTGCGATCGCCGAGCAGCTCAAGGCGACGCTCGCGGAGGTCCGCGAGGCTGAGGAGCCGTTCCTGTTGCGGTACATCGGCGACCGCGCGTACTCGGACCTGATCGCCGCCCATCCGGGCCAGAACGAGCAGGAGCTGTTCGACAACGTCACCTTCCCCCGGGCTTTGGTGGCCGCCTCGTGCGTGCAGCCGGAGATGACGGAGGACCAGGTCGTCGAGCTGTTCGAGGTCATCAACGAGGGCGAGATCAAGAAGCTGTTCGATGCGGCGTGGGATGTCCACAACGCCTCGGACGTCATCCCTTTCTCGTTGGCCGCCTCCGCACTCCTGGCCTCCCTCACCGACGAGAGCTAGAGGCGGCCCGCTCCTGGGGCGTGCCGCGCAGCGTGTTTCTCGGGCGGGTCATTGCCGAGGGCGAGCCTCTGTGGCTGGACGAGGACCGGCACTGGGCGCTCGCCCTCGCCGAGATTGAGGCGGACTCCTGCCCGGACTGCGGCCAGCCCTGGAGTGAGGCCACCGACAAGGACAGCGAGGGCGCCTACACGGCGCATCTCGTCCGCTGCCACGCCTGCGCCATCTCCGCAAAGAAGGTCCGGGCCCACCAGGACAACAAGGGCGACACCGACGGCCTGCACGTGCACGTCAATCGCGACCGGAGGTGACCTGTGGCGACCCGTACTGTCACCGTCCGGCTGCGCGCCGACATCAGCAGCTACACCCGCGGCATGCGCACGGCAGCCGATCAGACCTCGCGTCTGGCGGGCGCCGGCGCAGCCGTCGGCACCGCCATGATCACGGGCTTTGCGGTAGCCGCAGCGTCGGCCGCCAAGTTCGACAAAGCCCTCAGCAACGTCCGGGCCGTGACCGGGGCGTCGTCCAAGGACATGGCCAAGCTCCGGGCCGCAGCCCTGGAAGCGGGCAAGACCACCTCGTTCACGGCGACGGAGGCCGCGGACGCCGAGGCGGAGCTCGCCCGCGCGGGCGTCTCCGTCGCGAACATCACGGGCGGCGCCCTGAAGGGCTCGCTGGCCCTGGCGGCGTCCGGGCAAATGGACCTCGCGGACTCTGCGGTCATCGCTGCGCAGGCCATGAACACCTTCGGCCTGAAGGGCAAGGACGTCACGCACATCGCCGACGTCCTCTCGGCCGGTGCGAACAAGTCGGCCGCCGACGTCCACGGGCTCGGCATGTCGCTGCGGATGGGTGGCCTGCTGGCCCACCAGACCGGCCTCTCGCTGGAGGACACCGTCGGCACCCTGTCCGCGTTCGCCGACCACGCCCTCATCGGGAGCGACGCCGGTACCTCGCTCAAGGTGATGCTGCAGCGTCTCGTTCCGCAGTCGGACGAGGCCAAGGCCGCCATGAGCAAGATCGGCTTCTCGGCCTACGACGCCTCGGGCAAGTTCGTCGGACTCAGCGAGCTCGCGGGCCGCATGAAGACGTCGTTCAGCAAGCTGACGCCCGAGGCCCGCAACTCGGCCATGGCCACGATCTTCGGTGCGGACGCCGTGCGGTCGGCGACGATCCTGTACGAGCTGGGTTCGCAGGGCATCGACAAGTACGTCAAGAGCGTCAACGACCAGGGCGCAGCGGGCAGGATGGCCGCCATCCAGACCGATAACCTCGTCGGCGACCTGGAGCGGCTGCGGGGCGCCATCGAGGTGGCGCTCATCGAGGGCGGTACTGCGGCCAACGGGGCCCTGCGGAACATGACGCAGTGGGTCACCCGCCTGGTGAACGCGTACAGCGACCTTCCGCCAGAACTCCAGCGGGCCGTCACCCTGTTTTCTGGAATCGGCGGTGCCGCTGCCCTGGCAGGCGCGGGCATGCTGCTCCTGCTGCCACGGATCGCCGCAACCAGGGCCGCCCTTGTGTCGATGGGCGTGACCGCAGCTCGCACCCGCTATGCCCTGATGAGCATGGCGCGCCTTGGCGTCGTCGTGGCCGGGCTCGCCGCAGTCTCCTGGGGTGTCGAAAAGTTGGTGTCGCAGTTCGACGACGCTCCGCCGAACGTGACCAAGATGGCCAACAGCCTGCTGAACTTCGCCAAGACAGGCAAGGCCGCCGGCGAGCTGACGAAGACTTTCGGCAAGGACCTGGACGGATTCGGCGACGCCGTAGCCCGAGTCGCCCACCCGGGCGTCCTGGACCGCGTAGGCGACTCGCTGTACACCATCACCCACATCGGTGCCGACGATCACCACCTCGAAGAGGCCCGCGACAAGATCAAGGCAGTCGACCAGGCCCTCCAAGGCCTGGTCGAGGGCGGCGCCCCGGACGTGGCAGCGCAGGCGTTCGCGAAGATGGCCAAGGAAGCCGAGGCGAACGGTACATCCACGGACAAGCTCCGTACCCTGCTGCCGGGCTATGCCGATGCGTTGACCTCCGCTGACACGCAGACGAAGCTGTCGGCGGACTCGCAGGCCAAGCTGGGCAAGGAAGCCGGCATCACGGCTGACGAGATGCAGGACCAGCGGTCCGAGGCGGAGAAACTGTCGGACGCGTTGAAGACCCTCAACGGGGTGGCCATCGACTCCGCCGAGGGAGAGATCAGCTTCCGGCAGAGCCTGGCGGACCTCAACAGCGCGGTGAAGGACAACGGCCACTCGCTGGACGTCACCACCGACAAGGGCCGCAAGGTCAAGTCGGCGTTCCTCGATGCGGCGAAGGCTGCCATGGAGCACGCTCAGGCGGTCTCCGAGGAGAAGAACAGCCAGGAGGCAGGGCAGGCCGTCCTCTCGAAGGACATCGACCTGCTGAAGAAGGACATGCTCGCGAAGGGCTTCTCGAAGGACGCGGTCGACCGGCTCGCCGCCGCGTACCTGAAGCTGCCCCCGTCGGTGTCCACGAAGGTGGACGCGAAGACCGCGGAGGCCATGTCGGACCTGACGGCAGTGCAGTCGAAGATCCGTGGCACCAAGGGGCGGACGTTCACGATGTCCGCGCTAACCAAGGACGCGCGCACCGCCCTGGAGTCCCTGGGATTCAAGATTAAGACGACGAAGGGCAAGAGCGTCTCGATCACCATCCCGACCGGCACCCCGAAGGCTGCGATCTCCTCGATCCAGAGCTACATCAACGGCATGCAGGGCAAGACCGTCCCGATCAACATCGTGACCACCCACACGGACAAGGGGACCGTCTTCCATGAGGGCGGCAACTACCGCCGGGGCGGCCGGGTCCGCGGCTACGCGGATGGCGGAGAGATCCAGTACATCCCGTTCGGTGGGCGGGTCGTCGGCCCTGGCACGGGGACGTCGGACAGTATCCCTGCGCTGGTCTCGAACGGCGAGTACGTCATCAAGGCGGATGCGGTCCGCAAGTACGGCGTGGCCATGTTCGACCGGCTCAATGCCCAGCGGTACGCCTCCGGTGGCTTGCTGGGCGGCTTCACTTACGCCCCGGCCAGTCAGGCAGTGCTCGGCGGCCCGTCGGACGCGAAGGGCCGGTACGACAAGGGCATCGAGAACCTGAAGAAGGCGTGGGACGACCTCAACACTGCGGTGAAGGACGCCAAGAAGAAGGCCGACGCTCTGAAGGACGCCGAGAAGAACCTCTCGAGGGTCCGGAAGGGGCACCACACCGCGGCTCAGCTGCGGGCCGCCGAGTCCCGCGTGGACAAGGCGCGGACGGCAAAGAAGGCGTCCGACAAGAAGGTCCGCGACGAGCGGGCGGACGTCAACGCAGCCGACAAGGCCCTCGGGTTGAAGAACGGCAGCAAGGCGCCCACCTCCTTCAACCTCAAGGCCTACGAGGCGCAGCTCGACAGGAGCGTGGCCGCGACGGAGAAGTGGCGCGGCAGCCTCAACAAGATCGGCAAGCGTGGCGGCAAGGAACTGCAGGCCATGCTGGAGGGGATGGGCGAGGAGGGCTACAGCCTCGTCAACGCCCTCGCCGGCGCGAGCAACAAGCAGTTCAAGTCGATCACGGACAAGCTGCAGAAGACCGGTGAGCTCGCCAAGGCCACGCTGGCGGACTTCACCAAGCAGCTGGGCGCCAGCACCAAGGACTCCCAGCAGTTCGCCAAGGACCTGCAGACCCTCGCCGCGAACGGGTTCGGGGACCTCGCCCAAGCACTCGCCGCGCAGGGCGACTCCAACGCGATGACGCTCGCCCACCAGGCCGCCGGCGACAAGAAGCAGGCGGCCACGGCGAACAGCGCCGCCGGCAAGGCACAGAACACGCTGACCGGCGACGATCTACTGAACAGCCTGACCCTGCTGTCCACCCTGCGGGGCGGACCAGGCCGCGGCTATGCGGACCTGATCGCGGCCGGGCTGGACACCGCGACCATCAAGGCCCTGGTGCCGAAGATGACCGCGCAGATCTCCGCGCTGCCCGCCCCGAACAAGGCGACGTTCGTAAGGCAGTGGGTCGCTCAGGGCGGAAAGGCCATGGCGGCTGGCGGGATCCTCTCCAGGCCCACGATGGTCCTCGGCGGCGAGGCCGGAGACCGCGAGTCGTGGATCCCATGGAACGGCTCGGCCCGCTCCCGGGCACTGCTCGCCAAGACGGCGTCCGCGATGGGCTACCAGCTCACCCCAGCCGGACGGTACGCGGGCAGCTCCACATCCGCGGCAGCCGTCGCCAGGGAGGTCACCCGACAGATCACGGTGAACCTGTACGGCGCCAAGCAGACCACCGCCGAGCAGGCGATGGACGTTGCCCGGCACATGACGTTCGTCGGCTGAGGGGAGGCGCGAGTGGCCTACATTCCGGGCACGGACATCGACGGCCGACAGGCCACCCTCGGCACGCTGCGCCTCGGCGCGGTCGATACGTCGGGGGTGGCCTGGTTCCTGCAAGGTGTGGAGGGGTGGGACAGCCCGGAGGTGCGGGCCGAGCTGCAGGACCGGGAGGCGGACCACGGCTCCTGGGCCTCGCCCGTCTACCTCGGGTCCCGGCCGATCACGCTGAAGGGGACCGTTGAGGCGCCGGACCGGCCGACTCTCGACGGCGCGCTGGACCAGCTGTACGCGGCGGCGGCCCTGACGGACACGACGCTGACGGTGTGGGAGGCCACGCCCAAGCAAGCGACGGTGCGCCGGTCCGGGAAAGTGCTGACCGAGTACGTCACCGACCGCACCGCCACGTGGTCCGTGATGGTGACGGCCGCCGACCCGCGCCGCTACAGCACCACCCTGCAATCCGGGACGACGGGCCTGCCCACCACAACCGGCGGCCTCGTGTTCCCGGCCGCGTTCCCGCTCGCGTTCTCGGCGACGACCGTGTCTGGGCAGATCAACGCCACGAACGCGGGCTCCATGGACACCCGGCC